GTCGTACCTGTTGAACCACTCGTAGCATTTGCAGTACTTGTACCACCTGTAGCAGTAGCACCATTTGTACCACTTGTACCACTGCTACCACTGGTAGAACTTACAGTACTTGTACCACCTGTAGCAGCAGCACCACTGGTACCACTTGTACCATTGCTACCACTTGTTGCGCTTGTACCGCTTGTTCTTGCACCAGTACCACTAACACCACTGGTACCACTTGTACCATTGCTACCACTTGTTGCGCTTGTACCGCTTGTTCTTGCACCAGTACCACTAACACCATTATCACCACTTGTACCACTGCTACCAGTTGTTGCGCTTGTACCGCTTGTTCTTGCACCAGTACCGCTTGTACCATTATTACCACTGGTACCGCTGCTACCAGTACTACCACTGGTAGAACTTACAGTACTTGTACCACCTGTAGCAGCAGCACCACTGGTACCACTTGTACCATTGCTACCACTTGTTGCGCTTGTACCGCTTGTTCTTGCACCAGTACCACTAACACCATTATCACCACTTGTACCACTGCTACCAGTTGTTGCGCTTGTACCGCTTGTTCTTGCACCAGTACCGCTTGTACCATTATTACCACTTGTACCACTGCTACCAGTACTACCACTAGTAGAACTTACAGTACTTGTACCACCTGTAGCAGCAGCACCACCGGTACCGCTGCTACCAGTACTACCACTGGTAGAACTTACAGTACTTGTACCACCTGTAGCAGCAGCACCACTGGTACCACTTGTACCATTGCTACCACTTGTTGCGCTTGTACCGCTTGTTCTTGCACCAGTACCACTAACACCATTATCACCACTTGTACCACTGCTACCAGTTGTTGCGCTTGTACCGCTTGTTCTTGCACCAGTACCGCTTGTACCATTATTACCACTTGTACCACTGCTACCAGTACTACCACTAGTAGAACTTACAGTACTTGTACCACCTGTAGCAGCAGCACCACTGGTACCGCTGCTACCAGTACTACCACTGGTAGAACTTACAGTACTTGTACCACCTGTAGCAGAAGCACCACTGGTACCACTGGTACCACTGCTACCACTGCTACCACTTGTACCGCTGGTAAAACTTTCAGTACTTGTACCACCTGTAGCAGAAGCACCACTGGTACCGCTGCTACCAGTACTACCACTGGTAAAACTTATAGTACTTGTACCACCTGTAGCAGCAGCACCACTGGTACCGCTGCTACCAGCACTACCACTAGTAAAACTTACAGTACTTGTACCACCTGTAGCAGAAGCACCACTGGTACCACTTGTACCACTGCTACCACTGCTACCACTTGTACCGCTGGTAAAACTTAAAGTACTTGTGCCACCTGTAGCAGAAGCACCACTGGTACCACTGCTACCACTGCTACCACTGCTACCACTTGTACCGCTGGTAAAACTTAAACTACTTGTACCACCTGTAGCAGAAGCACCACTGGTACCGCTGCTACCAGTACTACCGCTGGTAAAACTTAAAGTACTTGTGCCACCTGTAGCAGAAGCACCACTGGTACCACTGCTACCACTGCTACCACTGCTACCACTTGTACCGCTGGTAAAACTTAAACTACTTGTACCACCTGTAGCAGAAGCACCACTGGTACCGCTGCTACCAGTACTACCACTGGTAAAACTTATAGTACTTATACCACCTGTAGCGGACGCACCACTGGTACCACTGGTACCACTGCTACCACTGCTACCACTTGTACCGCTGGTAAAACTTAAACTACTTGTACCACCTGTAGCAGAAGCACCACTGGTACCGCTGCTACCAGTACTACCACTGGTAAAACTTATAGTACTTATACCACCTGTAGCAGAAGCACCACTGGTACCACTGGTACCACTGCTACCACTGCTACCACTTGTACCGCTGGTAAAACTTTCAGTACTTGTACCACCTGTAGCAGAAGCACCACTGGTACCGCTGCTACCAGTACTACCACTGGTAAAACTTATAGTACTTATACCACCTGTAGCGGACGCACCACTGGTACCACTGGTACCACTGCTACCACCTGTACCACTTGTGCCACTTGATGATCCACTTAAACCACTGGTACCAACCAAACCACTGCTACCAGCAGTACCGCCTGTACCACTTGTACCACTGGTACCACTGCTACCACTGCTACCACTTGTACCGCTGGTAAAACTTAAAGTACTTGTACCACCTGTAGCAGAAGCACCACTGGTACCACTGGTACCACTGCTACCACTGCTACCACTTGTACCGCTGGTAAAACTTATAGTACTTGTACCACCTGTAGCGGACGCACCACTGGTACCACTGGTACCACTGCTACCACTGCTACCACTTGTACCGCTGGTAAAACTTTCAGTACTTGTACCACCTGTAGCAGAAGCACCACTGGTACCACTGGTACCACTGCTACCACTGCTACCACTTGTACCGCTGGTAAAACTTAAACTACTTGTACCACCTGTAGCAGAAGCACCACTGGTACCGCTGCTACCAGTACTACCACTGGTAAAACTTATAGTACTTATACCACCTGTAGCGGACGCACCACTGGTACCACTGGTACCACTGCTACCACTGCTACCACTTGTACCGCTGGTAAAACTTTCAGTACTTGTACCACCTGTAGCAGAAGCACCACTGGTACCGCTGCTACCACTTGTACCGCTGGTAAAACTTAAAGTACTTGTACCACTTGTTCCGCTTACACCACTGGTACCAGCAGTACCACCTGTACCACTTGTGCCACTTGATGATCCACTTAAACCACTGGTACCAACCAAACCACTGCTACCAGCAGTACCGCCTGTACCACTTGTACCACTGGTACCACTTGTACCACTTGTACCACTGGTATCACTTGTACCGCTTGTACCATTATTACCACTGGTACCACTTGTGCCACTGCTACCACTTGTAAATGCACCCGAACCACTTGTACCACTTGTTCCGCTTACACCACTGGTACCAGCAGTACCACCTGTACCACTTGTGCCACTTGATGATCCACTTAAACCACTGGTACCAACCAAACCACTGCTACCAGCAGTACCGCCTGTACCACTTGTACCACTGGTACCACTTGTACCACTTGTACCACTTGTACCACTTGTTTGGCTTACACCACTGGTACCAGCAGTACCGCCTGTACCACTTGTACCACTTGTTGATCCACTTAAACCACTGGTACCAACCAAACCACTGCTTCCATTAGTTCCTCCAAATCCACTTGTACCACTTGTACCACTTATACCACTTGAAAAACAACTGTTACCACTTGTACCATTTGTACCATTTTGACCACTGCTACCACTGGTACCAGTGGTACCGCTTGTTCTTGCACCAGTACCACTAGTGCCATTTGTACCATTTGCACCACTGCTACCACTGCTACCACTTGTACCACTTGAAAAACAACTGCTACCACTTGTACCATTCAAACCACTTGTACCATTTGTACCACTTGTACCACTTGAAAAACAACTGCTACCACTTGTACCACTTGTACCATTTGCACCACTGGTACCACTGGTACCACTGGTACCGGTAGTACCGCTTGTTCCTGAACCACCACTAGTGCCATTTGTAGCAGATAATCCGCTGCTACCACTCGTACCATTCAAACCACTTGTACCATTTGTACCACTCGTACCACTTGAAAAACAACTGATACCACTTGTACCACTCGTTCCGCTTTTACCACTTGTACCACTTGTACCACTGCTACCACTGCTACCACTAGTGCCACTTGTACCACTCGTTCCGCTTGTACCACCCGTACCATTTGTACCACTCGTTCCGCTTGTACCACTCGTTCCGCTTGTACCAGATGTACCACTTATACCACTAGTACCATTTGTACCAAATATACCACTTGTACCGGAAGTACCGGTTACACCACTAGTGCCTGACGCGGGTGCTATAAAAACTTCTTTTGTGATATTATCTATGGCTAAAACATGAGTTAACGGAAATGGACCAGCGCCTGTACCTGACGGAAGATTAGTATATAGATTATTGGAAACATATATTTTTGAAGCAGTTATTTCGTTTAGGTTTTTTGAACCTGTTAAAAGGCCTTGTGCGTTTGTAATAATTAATAAATTGCTACCAGAAACCACCCTTTCTGTAAAATTATTTCCAGAGGAGTCACGTTGAGTAAAAAGAGATGCAAATCTATCGATACTACTACCCATACATTATTAAATAAATATAAAATAGTTTGTTTAACACGGTAGTCTTATTATTTAATATGACTGAAACAATGATGTAACTATTCTTCTCCATTGACCCGCGCTATAAATATAAAAATAATTACCATCATAGCTTATCCAACCATCTTGACCATAATCATTTGATTGAACTGGTGTTTGTTGATAAAACTTATCTGGGAATCGTTGAAATACTCTAAATGCTGTATTTATAGGTCTACGAGAACTTGTTGTATATATTGGATTATTGCATTCATCATAGCCACTTATATAGGTACTGGTAGAAGGATCATAATCGAACACAGAAATAGCTCTTCTCATCCAACCGAGAGGGTATTGATATATATAGATATAATTTGAATCGTATGCGAGCCAACCATTTTCTCCATATTCGTTTGAACTTTTTGGCGGTGGGTGAAATGGAATCTTTGTGATAGAAACAGATTTCTTTTCAGTTGGATATACATCCTTTATAATATTTTTATCTATAGGCTGTACACCCACTCCATCAACATAATCAAAATCTTGTTGTTTATCTTTAATAGCTGTTGTATCTTCGAAACCATATTGTTTTGCATTATTCTTAATATTATCCATCTGTTCAGCATCTACCGCAGCCTCCATCAACTTAATCTTTCTGATGGTAAACATCTTTTGGGTAGTATTCTTGATACCTTCTAGGCCAGGTATAAACGATGGATTCAACAAATAACCATTTACGGTTAAATTGAATGTGGTTTTAACATTTCTATCATTGGTATCATCCAACTCAATATCGGTGGTAAAGTTATCAGCTTTTACCAAAAACTTAAATCTTTCTTTATCACCCCAATAATCATTGCAAGCGTAACTTATTTCTTCTAAAAGTTTGTTATTTTGATCAACATAATCGGTCCAAATTACGCATTCATATGTAACTATGACTTGTTTAGGCAATGTTACGGTGAATATTTGTTTGGTTGGTCTAGAATTAAACAATATGTTGCTGTTTAAGATGTTGAATCTGTCATACTTATTTTTTTCTGAATAAGGTACAATAGCTTGATATGCCAAATAACGATTAAACGTAGCACGATCCTTATTATCCGCAACTTCTGAGCGTCTCATCATAAATGCAGGCAATAGTATTTTACCTTGATTATCTCTAATATACCCATCTTTTTTCATAGCGGCCCATCTTTCTGGACTACCATATATGATAGGTACTTTAACCAATTCACCATTATCCATCACTTGTAGATTGATCTTATTATTGATAAAACCCATAATGGTACTATCAATGTCCATCAAATCTATCGTGAGATTTTTTACTTCATCTGTATCACGACGTATAGCAAATTGGCGCTTATATGTGATATCTTTGTCAGATTGTGCCATTGGATCTTGCACCATGTTTGGTACAGGATTTACTTGATTATTAGATATTGAACTTACTTGCCATGGCATAATTAATTTTGTCTTTGTATGATATTTAGTTTACTTAATCTCGTATAGTGAGTATTGACTATTAAACTCCAAGACTTATCTGGGTGACCTCCAAGGAATTGTTCTTGTACAACATTATCCATTTCATAAAATCTTTCGTTATACAAAACAACATCTCCAATTTCTGGAAAAAAGTTTGTAATAATACAATCACGTTCTCTGAACTTAAAAATTGTGTTTTGGTTTCTGTCAGGACCAAATTTTGATGCATTTTCACCAGTTATATCTTCACGTTCGGCTAAACATGAAAGATTAATTGCCGGATAAAACATTTTACCTTGTGAAGAAACTGATTCACCATACATGTTTACGGTAGTTTCGTTAATAGCAATCTTAAACACTTGTACAACTATTTCAGCGATATCACCAAAAAATTCTGCGTTAACAGAACTTAATAAGTTCATATCTCTTTTTGAATAAAATCTACCTGGCAAATAATTTGGATTATAAATCCCAACATCTTTTCTTCCTTGTGTCCAATATTCTTTAAACGCAGGATTTTGCTGTGGATATTGTGGTGAATTTGGGATAGCCATAAATTATCCAATATAAATGTGTAATGGAACTTTAGATAGCATTTTGTTCATAGACTCAGATTCTTTATCCTTGTTTTCTAATTGGTTGACACGTAAACTTTTCTCCAACATTTCTCGTAATTTCTCGATAAGATTGCTTGTTTCCTCCTTAGCCTCAGCACGTAATTCAGCACCATCTAAGGTAACTTCGCCACCTGGAATTGGAACCGTGCTATACTTTTGAAGTATACGACCAAGTGTTTCTTTACAAAGTGCTAAGAAATACTTTTTAATCCATTGTTTTCCTGACTGATTAATTTTACAATATGTACAATATTCGTAAGGGATATCACTCGGATCACTAACATATTCGTATCTTGAACCACTAAAAAAATTGGTAATATTTTTATCATTTTCTAGATAATAATCAATCCAAATTTTTACATCATTCATTGGTATTGGGAATATTCTGAGTTTATTATTACCAACTATTTCAAAACTATATTGACTCTTACGTACCATATCATTGAATTCAATAGCTTGAATACGTTCTAAGTCTTCAAATATCGGAGTCATCAAGAATTGAGTTGCCGGACTATAAGCACTAAAACCAAGTTCTGATAATATGTTACTATAACTCATACCAGTCATGCTGAATGGATCGTATATACGAGCAACAGCCGGTGTTCTAAAATGAAATACTCTACGAACTTCAATTCTTGATCCGGTCAAGTGTTCTATATCTTCACCAATCAATTTGTTTAAATCGTATAATTGTTCACTACCACTTATACTTGCAGATACGTTTATATAATTTCTCTTTAGTGGTGTTTCACCATTCACTAGAGCTTCACTACCATATTGTTTACTAAGTTGTACAACAAATGGCAAACCAGTGCTTTTTACGCCCAGTCCAGTTAAATTTGGATATTGATCTTGTGGTAAACCAGTTAAATCTGCCATGTTGTTAACAATATTAAACTCGTTAACTACACGATTATATTCAAGAACGGATTCTTCAAAACAAGCATAGAAATTTTCATCTATCATTTCTATATCAACAATTGGATACCCAAGACGTTTCGCAGCCCACATTGCACTGCTACTACAATCATTTTCAAACGTGGTCTCACCACTATTACAGATCTCGTCCAAATAATAACCAAAAGGAACGTTGCTAGACGTTACAGCACTACCACTGCCGGGCCATCTTATCCTATCTTGATCTAAATTAGCACTCATTTATTATAAATATCGAATGAATGGTAATTTCACTATTTTAATGGTATATATGTAATTTTATATAAAAGAATCCGCAATTATCTTATATACAGATGGTTTTGGTTTTGATTGTAGTTTTTCTTTAAGAAGCAACGCATCTTTCTTTTTCTTGGTGTCCAACACCTTTTTTAGAATATTTTTTACCTTTTTGTTCATATAAATTTGATTATTTTAACAACAAGATTTCCTGTTCCTTTGATAACCCTATGATATGTTTCTTTTGGTATAAAAATTTTTTTATCAAAAGAAACTGGTAGCGAATTATCTAATTGTATTTGCCAATTACCTTCATTTTTTACCACTTCTATCAGCCTATCTTCTTTATCCAAATGCCATTCTAATTGATGAATATCTACATTTGAATTGAATTCACGAATATATTCATTATTTCCTAAATTTGTTTCGTTATATGGTAAACTCATATTTTAATGATCTTACTAGCAGACCCTTTTTCTCTCATATATCTATTGAATTCAACAAATAAATCTTCCGCATTCATTCTGGCATCTACTTCCCAAGGTAGAGTTTTTTCTTTTTCTTCATCGTCATATTTAGGATATTCTTTACCATCCCAACTATTATCTACAATGTTGTATCTACCATCTTCAACTTGTTTGATGTGCCAGCATTCGTGTGCTAATGTTTTAATTTGATTATCGCTACTATGAGGACTGTTTGTTCTCATAATAATCTTATAGCTGTCTACTTTATATGGTTTACTCTTACCTTTAACATCTACCTTACCCTGAACTTTTCCATCTAAATTACCAAACTCTAATTTGATTTTACCGGTGGGTAGATTTAATCTTTTAGCAAAAAATTTATACGCAGTTTTAAGTCTTTCTTTATCAACGATATTTTTTAGTATTTCATTTAAATTAGTACCAAATTTAGGTAAATTATCAACCTCATGTTTTAAAGGTGTAGACAAATCAACCAATTTATACTTGATTGGCAAATTCTTAATTGAATTGAAAACTGTATTAACATTCTTTGGACTATCATCGATAAAAAATATATCATTAAATCCTTCGTTATTAATTTTATCAACAATCCAATCCGCTTTAGCCTGCGGATTACCAGTTCCAAGAGTTATAACCGGCAAATCAATTTTAAATATCTTATTGATAATATTCTTGATGTGCTTATTAGCTTCATCTCCTCTAGCCGTCAGTATGACAGTCAACCTATCTTTAACGCCTGCATTTACAATTTTATAAAATCGTTTAGCAACTGGCTTAATGATTTGAGGATTAATAATTGTTTCAAATTGACTGAAATCAAACTCATCTCCTGGTTTTGGTTCATAGACTGCATATTCAGCAGGTGTAAGATATGAAAACTTACCAGGCCCTTGCTTTAATAATACCTTTGCGGTTGTATGAAAAAGTGTATCGTCAAAATCAAACACCCTTAATTTTTTGGTTTGAATCATAGTAAAGCCTTAATAATTTTTTTGTAAATTGATTCTTTCTTAACTAATTGATCCAATGGCACACCTCTATATTTTTGTCTTATTTGCGCAATAGGCATACCATATTGTTTTTCAGCCTGTGCTGCTAAACTATATCTATCAAGCTTTTCTTTTTCTTTAGCATGTAGTTTACGTGATACACTAGCCGCAACAACACTTTTTACATTGTCGGTATAATACTTTTCACCCGAATTCAATAAATCATTTAGTATCTTAATTTCAATTTCTAAACTATCCACTTCACGTTCCAAATTGGCTTTTTCAGCAGTTGTAAACTTTGCTCCTGTTGTATGTAATTTGCCTCTCTTTTCAACAAACTCTTGGGTCTTATCATCAATTACTTTTTCTAATGATATACCAGCTGGTTTATTATCAGGTTCCAAAAATGCATAGGAAATAGTTTTTTCAGAATCTATTGGTGCCATTGTTGGCATATCTGTATCAGTTATTACTATAGTAACATTATTACCATCAATGAATAATACATCACCGAAAATTTTCATGCCTTTTAATTTTACTTTGTCTCCAATCGTAAAATACTTTGTAGCTTCATTATCATCAGATTGTGATTTAGGTGTTGTAGGTGTCGTTGGTTCTTTCTTGGGTTCATCAATACCATACAATTCATTGTAGGTATAGATTTTGCTGCCTGGTTCATATAATACTTCTTTTACATTATAACCATTGAATTCTATGGCATATTCATATTCTTTCTTAAACGGCATCAATTTAGACAAATTAGATGTCCAAAATGATACAATAATAGCTTTACCTCTTGGAATAGCTGATTCAATTTTTATATCTAAATTTGTAGTTGTTGTTTCTTCAGAATCATCATCTACTTCGAATATCCTACCCTTTAGTAGTGGATCGGCATAAGGACCAAATCTACCAAGACCTTTTAATAAATTTTCTAGTTGTAAATGACCACCGCCATTATTTCCGCTCTTTAATTGTCTTAATGCTTTTTGTGCCCAATAATCAAGTTGATCACGATCAGATGTATATTGTATATCAGGAGCTTTATCCAATTCATCAATCTCTTTTAGTACATCCGGATCATCACAAAGAAATACTTTTTTAATAACGCTATATCCAAATACCAAATTCTTATTTGCTTTTTCATCTTTATAAACAAGAAAAGCACATTTATTAGCTGGAGTAGAGTAATTATAAGTCTTTTTCTTAAAATATACGGTATCTGGATTTTCAATCAAAAGTCGGTTTAAACTAATCATATAGTTATAAATATTATTTGTAGGATATATCGTTTGATATTTATATGAAGAATGATATTAATGACATTTTTAACCATATTGCTACTAATTCTCTGGTGTAGTATATTTGAGTGGCTATTACATAAATATTTGATGCATAAGTCACTTTTCAAGTTTGAATACGCGTATAAAGCTCACACCAAGGTACATCATAATATTTATAAGTACGACGAAACTTATCACGCTCAAAATGGAGATGATGGTAAAAAGATTCCTATGGCTTGGTGGAATGGCGTGGTAATCTCATTACTAGCTGCATTACCTATGTTTATATTTGGATATAAAATATTCTTGTTAACATTTGTTGTGTCTATGTGTTATTACGGAATGTATGAATTTATACACTGGTGTATGCATTTTCCAAAAAGTAGAAATGTAGAATATAGATTATGGTTTAAGAAACTAAACGGACACCATTTATTACATCATAGATATATGCATAAAAACTATAATGTGGTACTGCCATTTGCTGATTGGTTATTTGGTACTTTATTAATAAAAAGTCCAATTAAATTTGGTCAATGTAAACCATCTTATTGTGTACCAAATGTTCAGCCAGAATAATTACTTCTAGGACGCATTGGTTCTATATTAGGATAAACCAAGTCTAGATGATCAAAATCGTCTTTAGTAGTGTCTACTTTTTTGACATTATTATAATAATTTTGCAACCACATCTTACCGATTGGATTCTTAACAGGACTCTTCAAGAATTGAATCACACTTCTCAATACACTTTTATCGATTGGCTCACCACTTTTTGTACGATCAACAATCTTGAAATTGTTCCCAAATATGTTTTGAAAATGTCCCATGTTATTTTGACAACTGAACCACATTTGCGACAATAAATCTTCAGGTATTTTACGAGGTCTTTTATTGTTTCGTTCGATTGCTACTTGCAAGCTTGTGTTTACAAATATCATATAACAATCATAACCATATTGCTCCATAATTCTTTTCTTTATTTGTATGGATTGTATACTATCACCTGTACCATCTATGATAAGACCCAATCGGGAGTTTCTATACATGACCAATTTTTTATTTGTTATTTGTTTTGCTTTTTCTCTAGTAGATTGTGGGCCGATTGTCAATTTTTTAAATTCATCTGGACTCAACTTACTCAAATCAGATGAAATCTTCATTTTCTGAAGCATTTGTTCAAATTCATTATCACTGTTGATTAACTTTAACCCATACTTGTTGACCGAGGAATCAGACGGTAAATCAAACAATTCATTTGCAACTGTGCTTTTACCACTACCAGGTCCACCCGCCATAAATATACATTTGAGTGTAGATGGATCGTCTACACCTTCTGTCAATCTGTTTTTTTTAAGTAATTCAAGTAAGTTCATATATTTAAATATAATTCACATTACGAATATATCGCCTATATTAGCTCCTAAAACATCTTCAATTAGATATGGTATTGTATTTGCAATATTATCTAATTTTTCTTGTGCTTCTTCTAAATTTTGTGTGGTTGCTATAGTTTTGCTACCATAAGGACCAAATCCTACCAAAAGCTTTTTGGTAAGAGGATTAAATGTAATTTTACCGTCTTTTAAATATTGTACAAACAATTCATAGTAAAATTCGTAGTATCTACGATGTAGTTTACCTTCTCTGGCACTACGCATTGTACCAATATGGTTAAACAATCTACCTTTGGCTAAATCAAATGTTCTGGATTTTTTATAATCATCACTGCCATATCTTGTGTTTTCTTTGCTTTTACCGTAAATCTTTAACAGTTCATTAAATTCTTTATCAACCCAGTCAGTATATTCTTTGAATTGATGTGTTTTATTCATTACGTGACCTACTCTATGAATTATAGTCCACGCAGTCATAGGAATTTTATCAGCGGCTGTATTGCTTACAAAGAATACTGTGATGTTATCACTATTGATTTTGAATTGGTTAGGATCTAAACCCAAACCTTCTGGATATGGTTTTACGAGAAATTCGTATGGTACTCTACCTTTTTCGCTGAATTGTCTTAAACCAGGCTTGTTAACAAAATAAAAATCAAAGTTGACTGATGTATTTTTTAACATATCCTTGACTTTTTGTATGGTTACTGGATGACTTAGTGCAGCTCTGTCCCTTGGATCTTTGTATGAAGCGCCTTTTTCAAATCCGCCTAATGTTGTATATGCGCCTAGGGGGGCTTCGTTTAGTATATCTTTAAATTTGATCATAGAGGAGGTGGTGTTGGACTTGGAAATGTATGTGTAGCTGTTGGAATATTTAAACTGGTAAACACAAACTCTCTTTCAAATAAACCGGCTGAATTAATTACTATTCCATTGTAACTATCAATAAACAAATATTGACAGGCTTGATTGTTCAAACTACCATCACTTGTTAGCGAGTATCCAACGCCTAAATTACTTTGTGTTTCCCAATAGGCATCATTTTTAGAATTTTTGGCAGATTCGTACACCCAAGTATTATAGTAAGCTAGATTTTTTCCATAAAAACTTGCAGCATTGTTCTGCATATCTTGTTCAGTAAATTGTGAAGTAACATACTCTTGGGATGGTTGATATGATGTAATTACAAACCTCTTTAACAATACTGACCAAATAGATTGATCCAAAGCATATGTAGCTGTTTCCAATAAACTATTGAATAGTGGATCATCTTGGCTTGGAAATAAATTTGGTGTAGCCAAATCAGAAACATTGCCAGAAATTGTCGTAGTAGCAAATGGAGTGATTAATTGTCCACTATAAGTATTGTTCCACAATCCAGATGTATTGGCATACAAATTTTGTAAATCACTACCACATTGTAGTGATGTTTGTTCAAATCTACTCATAAGATCAGCAAACTCTCCAGCCAAACACGGTGGTGTAGTTGTAGCATATTGAGCTACCATAGAAGCAATAAAATTACCAGCTAATGCTCCTCCAAATCCAATACAACCACCCAATGCTGATGTTGCACTTGTAAGAAGATTTACACCTATTTGTAAACCCAGATCTTGATTATCTGTTTGTTGTAACAAGGCATATGCATTTAATATCTTAGAATTACCATACGAGTAAAACTGGTTATTGAATATTATCATGTTATTCAAATTAACTTGTGCATTAGCTATATCAGTTGAAGAAGGAGTTGTTGTCATCTGTTAATAAATATTAAAAAAACTCACTTGGAAAATATCATAGAGAGTAATTAGTTCTGTAGGATTGGACAATTGCCCACTTATTTTCGGGTTGAAATATTTGAGGATACTTTAAATACGAAGCATGTCCATCTGCATATATATATGATGCTCCATTGTTGTGCTTTTTAAAATCTAATTCAGTTTGATCATTACCTTTTCCTTCAAATATATCCATATAAAAATGTCTTGAATTTCCTAACTTTTCCCCAAATATTACTGTTTCACTTACGAATAGAATGGAACTAGACTTCAATGGTTCCTCTAAAATGTCCCAATCCGCGTCAAAATATTCATAGTAATAATCATTAAATCCATTGATTATAAAACTACGATTTGATTTGTTAATGTTTGTTTCAACTAGATTATTTGTAAATTTATCGACAGGACATCTTAATATACCAACATTCTCATAATATGGTTTTAATGCTAATGGCCACTGATTTGTCAAACTACGCGGCGGATATATGTCATTATAATCTAACTTATATTGTTCAGCTGAAAGACCCAATTGCCTAGAGTTGTTTAAACATTGTATTTGAAGCGCTTTACTTTTTGCTTTACTCAATGATGGTAATAAAAGACCGGCTAATATTGCAATTATAGCTATTACCACTAGTAATTCAATCAAAGTAAATGCTTTTTTATTTTTCATAACTAATTGTTTGTTTTTTTAAATTATACTTACCAATTCTATAATAACCAGTATTAGCTGTAAATTTTATCAGATAATTGTCTGTTTTAATAGTCATATCTTCTTCTTACATTCTTCTTACATTCTGGTTCTACTCGATCTTATAACATGTAATCCGCATGTAGGAATTACTTGTGTCATCAAACAACCACACTTAACATGTCTATTTTTAGTTAATATCATACTCTTATAAATAGAAAATCCCGCCAGAACCTAGCGGGACTTTGTCATAAATTTATTATTTGATTAAACCTTATTTCCAAGTCTCTTGTTAACAATAGATTGGACTTTCCTTAAAAAAGCAGCATCATCTGTTTTACCATCTCTTTCAGCAGCTGCTGCTTTTCTGGCAGCAATTACAGCATCACCAGTAGTAATCTTGCCATCACCGGTTTGATCCAATTTCTTGGTAACCTTTGGAGCTGGTGGTGATTGTTTCTTAGGCGCTTCTTTCTTAGGAGATTCTTTTTTAGCTTCTAATTTAAGTTCTTCTAGTATTTCTTTGATTAAATTTTTAATTTCGTTACGCGTCATATAATTTCTCCTCTTAATAAATATATTTTAAAATTTAAATTACCAATATTTTCTTTTACCTTTATTGCTCAATGATTTCATTCTATGACTTCTATAAAGCCAATATCCAGCTGTTGTTTGATCTTTTGAGCACATATACGTCTTAATTCAGTAAGAACTGGACGTTTTTCAACCTCAAACTTAACCATATTATATTTGTCGTTTTTAAACGTAGTTTATTTTTTTGTCTTTTAAAAGACAATAAATTTTACCATAAAAAATTTAATTAAAACTTTTACCACAACCACAAGTGCTTGCTGCATTTGGATTAATAAATTTAAAACCTCCGCCCATTAATTCATAAGAATAATCTAGTTCAGCCTCTTTAATATAATTCGCACTAAAATTGTCTATGACTACACTCACACTTTCATATTCATATACCAAATCATTGTCTCTGATTTCATCAAATGTCATACCATACTGTAAACCACTACATCCACCTGCTTCTACAAATATTCTCAAACTTTTGTTTTTATAATCCTCTGTATTTTTAACTAAATTATTTACTTCGGTTAAAGCATTATCAGTTAATTTAATTATTGAAGTTTCTAATTTTATCATAATTTACCAAAATCTACCTCGGCCTTTATTACCTAAACTGCGCATACGATGACTACGACAACTCCAATAACCGGCTGTTGTTCTGTCTTTCTTTTGAGCACATCTATGTCTAGCAGCAAAACTTTTTCGACGAGCTTTATTGCCTGCTCTACTTCTCATATTTGGATCTCCGAATGTTACTTTCTTGATTTTACCATTTTTACCTTTGACGTAGACAGCATATTTTTTTGGTCCACCTGGAGTTCTAACTGGTCTATTAAGTGTAACACTTCTGCCACGATGTTTAGCTTCAATTATCAAATCTTCTTCAATTTCAATCGGAGCATCCAAATAAACTTCTCTACCCTCAAAAATTTCTTTTTTACCAAGGTCACTCTCAACCAATTCAGCGTCTGGATCACATAGTTCAATTAAATTATTGTAATATAACTTACGAACTTCTTCAATTAACTCAAAATAAGATTCACTATAAGTTCTAAAAATGTTTTCCATTAATGGAATTTGTTTTTCTAAATGATAATTTAAATTAGCTGTAATTACTGTATCTTGCAGCATTTTCATCGGACAAAGTTCTTGATTTTCAAATAAATCGATTAATTTAATCATATAATATAAATATTATTCATACTTGTTTGTTAGTTTTAATTCGCCAATTAGTCTCTTTTCGTTGTCATTTAAGTTTTTATCCAATTCAACACCTAAATCCTTTAACGTATAACTAACCCCAGTCTTTTTCTCTACATTCTTCATTATTTCTATAGTATCCACAACACTATCCAAAGTGGTCTTGTATTTACCAAATTCAACCGAAGAAGTCAAATTACTAAAATCAACAGATCTAGGAGCTATACCCTTTATTATTGATATTGCATATGAAGCAATATGTTCAAATACACTAAATATCGCGCTTGCAATTGGATTTGTAGCTGCCAAAAATCTCAATACCATAAAGCATATCAAGAATATTAATATGCCAGTAACCCCTATTGTCACAAACCTCTTCAAACCATACATGACACCGCCTAGACCCATCCAACTGTTTACTTCATTCACGGTAACCTGAAGGGCGTCTGCCTTTTTTGCCACCTGCGAAGCCTGTGTTTCCAATCCTTTTATTTGTTTTTCATACACATCTTCAATTTCTTTTTGTCTTACTTGAAGAGTCATAATCTCATCATCACGTTCTTTGAGTAGTTTACCGCCCTTTTGTTTTTCCTTTTCAACTTCACTATTCAATAGATCTGTGAGTTCTTTTATTTTGTTCAAATCATCGATATTTGGATTACCAGTGATGTTCAAAATTCTACCATTAAAGTCTATAGCAGTCTTGACTTGGACGGGCGGATTTGTAACAGATTTAAGAGAATAGTCAGTTCCACTAGCTAGTGTAGCAACTTGTTGTAACTTTTCACCTTCGTTTTTTGCCATTTCAACTCGGGTATTTGCAAGAACATCTTTGGTCTTTTGGACCTTTTCTACATTCGTAGATTTGCATCCGCTGACCAATAAAAATGATGTTAAAAATAGTGTAAATAGTTTTCTCATGTCTATAAATATCAATCCATACTATAAAAACTTGTATATTTCACCACTATAATATATGATACTAACATGTCAAAATATTGTGATACATCGTTAATTGACATCAAAAGTATCAATAAAAATGTTGCAAAAACACTTATTGAAAAAAATCATTACACTCACAAATGGAGTTTATGTACTGTAGCTTATGGTGTTTATCATAAAGAATATATAGAAAGCACATTCTTTGGTGGTTATAACGAAAAATTAATTGGCGTATTGATATACGGAAATGCAGTAGGTAGAAATGCCAGTACAAGCATATCTCCACTACTTACTAACAACAATGTACTAGAACTTACAAGACTGTGGATATCTGATGGTTATGGCAAGAATATTGAAAGCTATTGTATTGCTGAAAGTTTTAGATTATTAAACATCGAATATCCCCACATAAAATGTATATTAAGTTACGCTGACAGCGAGGTGGGTCATAAAGGTACAATATATCAAGCAACAGGATTCCTATATCAAGGGGATAATTATGTAGATATAGCACTAATGCCTAACTATAGTGTTAGTTTAAACGGTCCTCCTAATTATGAGTGGATACATAGTAGAAGTGTTTATGCTAGATGGAAAACACATAGTGTGGATAAACTAAAAGAACGTATAGGTAGAACATTTTGGCGCAAACGTGAAAGCGGTAAACATCGTTATATCAAGTTTATTGGCAACAAGATAGAAAATAAAAAGTTAGCTAAATCACTAAAACATAAAGTTCTACCTTACCCAAAAAATACTTCGTTCAAAGAAGAAGTAACGGAAATCCTTGTGGAAAATATCAATCAATTTTTTGAATAAAAAACCCCCAACCTTTCGGAAGGGGGTTTGTTTAATTAAAATTACTTATTAGAATTGACTTTAAAATTGTTATGACACCCAATTACATACTTTTGAGCCTCTTTATTATGAATCCATCCCTTTACTTTAATAGGATTGGGTTTTTTATTAACCTTCTTATACAACCTAAAAAAGTCTTCACACACTGTTAAAAACATAGAATCTAGATCATCTATATCTTCGTAATTATTTGGATTATATGTTGGAACTCCTAATATTTTATAGTCTTTCTTATCGTAATCATATGTTACTAATCCACCCACAATCTTAACCGTTATAAGAGATAAAGGTATAAGAGGTACGGTGTTATATATTAAAATATCGGTTGGATCTCCATCCTCGGATAAAGTTTGGGGTAAAAATCCATAACTGGCTGGATATTGAAGTGAACTAATTAAACATCTATCCAATCGTAACATGTTTAATTTAACATCATATTCATATTTTGCATTTGTATCTTTTGGTATTTCTACAATAGCATGAGCCTCAGTTGGAAACAGTATGGGTTGCGAAACATTAATTAAATTTTGTAGCATAAAACGGAGAACTAATATAAGTATATATAAATTTTATGATAATGTCAAATATATAAAAAACAAAAAAAACAAAAAAAAATTAATATTTTCTTTTATGTAATTTAATCGTGGTTAGTGATACACCATACTTTTCACTCAATTCGTTATTACTAAAATTACCACTCTTCAAATCATCAACAAATTCATTTTTTCTAAGCGCAAAGTTTCTCTTTTGTTCACTAATCTTACGTTTCATTTCATCACTCATAGCACCACGCTTTTTGCCTTTTAAGCCGTTATCATAACTGTAATTAATATTGCGATTAGCCAACTTTTCATTTCTCTCCTTATATTTAAGTGTACCAACGTCAGTACCATATTTAGCAACAAACCACTCTAATGTATAACGTCCTACAGCACGTTCTCGCTGTCTCTCCTTAGCCTCATCACTATGTTTTTTACCATGCATATGACCCACATTATTTGCAGCAGTCATATTTTCTAAGATTTTTTCTTTATTAGGATTATATGTAAAATTATCTCCACCGTTAGCTATTGGACTGATATTATAACCAATATCACGCATATAAGGTTTAAATATATCTAAATAAAATTGTTCTCGTTTAAATAATTCACTTTCATTCACATTCTCCAAAATAACAAATTCAAAACCAGACTCTCCATAAAAATCCCACGCATGTTGCAGCTTAGGATTGATATGTTTATTTTGCTTTAAATCGTTTTTGTGTTCCCACCAACGACGGTCAATATCTTTAGCAGAGCCAATGTAAAACTTACCATTTTTAATATTTGTTATTTTGTATACACCACTTTTCATATAATATAAGTATATACAAATTCTATGGTAATGTCAAATATTTTATTTATGTGCAACAAAAAACCCCAACTTTCGTTGGGGTTTTGAGTTATTTTAATTGAACCAAGAATTATACGGTGTCAAGATCACTGATAAGAACTTTTCCATAGAATTCGGGGCGCACTACCTTCTTAGCGTAGCGGGTCATTACGCCTCTACGTGGTGTGAAGTTAGTTGGGTCATAAACCAATGGAGTTTGGATTAGTGGAATATATGGAGCATATACTGCACCGGTTTCTAGGAAGTTGCTTCCACGGAAACCAACCAAGATTACGTTATCAGTCATGTATGGGTTCTTGTAAACTTGGAAGCGACTTGCGAAGCTACCAACACGACTTACACCCATTGCGAACTTAGCTTGATCACCATCTGTGTTAACAACATAACCTGGGATTGATTCCAAGATAGTTGCTACGTCTGGTGAACATACTAGGAAGTTTGCACCACCACGTAGAGTCAATTGGTGAATCTTGTTTGAGACCTTTTGGATCTTGTTACCAAGAGTTTGGAACCAAGTGCTCTTAACGTAAGCAGTACGATTTGGTGAGCTGTTAACTACACGGGTGAAGTTAGCAACCGGAGTACCTGTTGTACCACCACCTGCAAAGCTTAGAGTCTTAGTGAACTCAGTACCAATTTGGGCTGACCAAGCTTCGGTAGTAGTACCAGTTACGGACTCGTTCAACATGTCTAGGATTTCGAGGTCGATTTCCATAGATACATATTCACTCAATAGAGCAGTAAGTTCTGCTTCTGCATCGATGGAATGATATGCGTTCAAGTCTTGAGCCAATTCTGGAGTCCAGACTGCTTTCAACTTACGGGTCTTAGCAACTATTGGTTCGCTGTTTAGTACCAAGTTTACTTCAGGAATACTGATATCGTCACCGATAGGTTGTGTAGCGGTACCAGCAGCATTACCAGAACCTTCACCTGCGGTCTTACCAGCTTCAAAGTCACCACGGCGATTATCTGTAGGTTGAATTGTGTAGTTCAACTTTGGAGTTTGTGCTGGGGTAGCAGCGGTACTTGATTGACTTACGAACAAGTTAATTACGTAGTTTGGTGCAGCAATAGTACCTGTATTTACTACGTTGGCGTAGGTGTTTAATACAGTTAGGCCTACGTTACCCGTAGTTTGCAGACCAAATGAACGTACTGCGTTCAAGTCAGCATTCCATACATAACCAGTAGCGGCTAAAGATCCGTTTGTGGCTTGAGTATTGTCGTTAATATCTAGAGCAATCTTGAAGACACCCTTAACATTAGTGCCTGACAATGAGGAGCTAAATGCTGAATCAAATTGTAGATCTTTCCAGCTTGCGGAAGTTACAGTTGCGTTTGCGGATGTGAATGCTGAACTCGTTACTACACGTTCAGAGTAAGCAAAACGACCTTGACCGTATAGACCATTTACTGCTGCATCGGTTGAACCGAACTTAGCAGAATTGGTACCACCGAACAAGCTAGTGCCTGGGGTTTGACCCAACTTACCAGTACCATACTTAAAGTCTAAGTAAAATACTAGACCGGATGGTAAATTCATTGGTTGAACGCTTACGAATTCCTTAGCAGCAATTTCAGCGAATACACGGCGAACTAATGGTAGAGCAACGCCAGCCCATTGTTCTGAACTGGTTGATGTACCAGTTGTAGAAGCTTCATCTAGCAATTGCTTTGCTTGGTTTTCTAATAGGATTGACATGTGTGCCTTTTCAACACCAGTTACGCCTTCAAGAAGGCCTGTCTTTTCCCACTTAGTTTGTAATCCACGGGTTTCGGCCATCAATTTGGCTTGTGGATTCATATTATTTGTTAATAGACTTTTTACATCCATAATATTTTTTCCTTTTTTTATCTTTTTGGTTTGTTAATACTCGCAAACTAATTACTTCTTAATTCCTGCGAGCTTTTGGAATCTTGAAGCCATCACATCAGCTTGAGGTTCTACAATGGTAGATTCAGGCTTTGTGCTGGATACTGGTTTGCTTGCCAAACCTTCGGTGATAGTACTTACAGTTGCATTTGTCTTCTTTTTAACAACTGATCCACCTCCATTAATTGATTCGGCCAAAACTGTATATGCCAACTTGACTTCACGAATATTTTTAGTCAAGTCGAAAGTGTTAATAATCTTCAACTTTTGTTCTTCGGTCAAAGTCTTGCCCTTGAACAACTTGTTGGTGTATAGCAACTTAGCATTTAACAAATTGGTTTCTGATAGAACACCTTTCAAATACTTGACAGTTTCTACGTGTTCACTCAATTGGTTCTTCAATGCTTCGTTTTCTTCATTAATAGCTACTAGAGCTTCTGCCATTTCTTCACAGGTTACATCCCCTTCAGATGGTGATGGAACTTGACCTGGGGCAGGAGCTGCGGATGCGGCTGGAACTGCTTCTGGAGCAGCTGCAGCTGGAGCAACAGGAGCGGCTGGAGCTGCTGGAGCTGCTACGGCAGCAGCGGCTGGATCGACGTTTTCTTCTTCAGTTTCTAGTTCTGCTAGAAGTTCATCTAAATTTACTGTTTCATCCATATCATCCATTTCCTCCAGGCCATCCGCATCTTTATTGATGCTTTCGTCTTTCTCTGGTTTGTCTGTGGCATCATGTCCGTGTCCGACCTCACCTTCTAGCTCTGCTAGAATTTCTTCAAGTTCTTCGCTGGTTACTTCGGCACCCTCTTCTTCTTCAAGCTTAGCAACTTCAGTTTCGTTACCACTTGTTTCGGTTGATGTCTTGTTAGCCGAAGCAGATGGAGATTTTGGATGTTGCGTATCAGCAGTATTACCCTTTTCACCGCCGATACCGGATGAAGCTAACTTTTCTTCAACTTTACCTTCTTTAGTTTCGGTGTTTTCTTCTTCAACCATTTCTTTCTTGAGTTGGTCTGCGAACATTTCTTTCATGCTCTTAGCAAAATTTTCCTCAAGAAAAGTTTTTGCATTAGCAATTGCAGTTTCACGAACTGCCTTTGCGTCTGCGATGCTTTCCTTTAATAGATCGCTCATATTAATTTTACCTTTCTTATATTGTTTGTGAAGTTATTATAGAACTCCAAAGAAGATTGATTTTTTGTAGACATCAAATGATTGACGTATTTAATAAATAAATATAATTAAAATGCATAATATATTAAAAAAAATCATATTTATTGTATATGCCTGCTAAAAGTGAAAAACAAGCAAGACTATTCAGATTAGTACGTGGATTACAAAAAGGTGATATATCACCAAATAAAGTATCTCCACAAATTCTTAAAATGGCAAAAACAATCAAACCAACTAGTGTGAATCATTTTATCAAAATTAAAGAAATACTTCACAAATTAAAAGAAGGATACAAAGAAAGTGGATCTGAATATACTCTTAGTAAGGCAAAAGAAATCATTGATAAACCGTTTGACCAAGTATTAAGAGAAAATGTTGGTCTACCATTTAATCAAAAAGAATTATTAGTATTTCAATCCAAACAAAATGGATTTGCTGGGTTTGGAAAAACAAATTTTATACACAAAAGAAGCACCGGTGAAATCATCGCGGATATACATAGTAATGATTCTTCAAAAAAATTTGTCTTCAAAAAGTTAGCCAATAATCAAAATAAAGGTCTTTATAACTATGCTTGTTTTATCAGAATTATGTCAGATGATACAGATAAACCTGAAGATAAAGTGTTTTATACACTAAGTAATATTTTTGAAGATGATGAATCTGGGAAAACCAAAGTCTTATCAGACTTTATTGATAGAATTAACTCATATGGCCTATAATTATAATCCAAAATTTAAAAATTACATTGAATCACAAGATAGTAATTTGAAATTTATTATTAATAAAGATAGAGATAATCATGATTTTAACTATAGACCTACAACTATGAAAATGAAAAACTTTCTTAATGTAGAAACTGAAGATAATCCTAAATATAAAATAATGGATATCGATAATCCAAACGGATGGTCATTTAATGAACTTGATACATTAGGTCACATGGGGTTCAAAATGGATAATGACTATGATATGACCTGCGAAGTAGAGATTCCATCACTTGAAATGGAAAATGAAAAACAATTTGTTAAGATTTATAAAGAAGAAGACGGATATGTTTTAGAAACAACTCGTCGTTACGTATTTGAAAGTTTTAATAAACTATTGGAATTTATTGATAATATTCCAACAAAGATATTTTAATTAGGTTGGTCGATATCTCTTGAAGAAACAATGCTAACTGAATCAGGTCTACCTTGTACTTGATACGATTGAGGAGATTCCGTAATTGGATCCGCAATCTCAAAATAACGTTCTAGTTTCATACCGATTTCTTCATAAAGCATTTCAAGTTTGTGTTCTATTTCTTTAATCTTTTGTGATTCTTCGTAAAGTTTACCGGCCATCCTCTTTACTTCTTTCATATCACGTTCAACCATCTTAGCTTCCATCCAATCACCACACTCCTTTAGTGTGTAACGCTCGGCTAAATTAATCACATCAATAATTTTATGTGCTGTTTCATAAATAGATTCAGCCTTTAAGCTCTTGCGATATTCATTATAAGCTTTGATGGTTTCATATAGCTTTACTTTTTCTTCTTTTGTAAGAGGAGTATAAGCAACTTCGGTTGAATTCTCTACTAGATGTTTTAGCTTTATCATATGAATATAAATATTAGTTAAATTACAATTCGGAAAGAATATTATGAATTAATCTTTCTGCATTTGTATAAGGATTTACGATAATTTTATTATCTACACTTTCGTTGATTTTACCTTGTGGATACATGAATGCACCTTGTGTGCTTGGATTGCTTACAAAGTCAAAAGCAATTAAATCAAAATCATCTTGTACAATATCAGCACCTTCACGCATATCTTTCTTTACACTACCTAGACCACGACTACTAATACCCAATAGAATACCAGATTGTAATAGATCTTTTAAAATATTACCACTGGGTGTAGGAAGAATTTCTACAGTACCAACCAAATCTTTACCATCCCATCCCATGTCAACAATGTTATGGCTAACATTCTTTAAATTAACAACGGACGATTCTGGATGGTCAAGTTCGCCCATAGCACGACGTTGCTTTACAAAGTTTTCCATATACTTGTCAGCTTCACGTTTTAATACGTCTTCTGGATATAAACGACCATTTTGGTTCTTTGCGTCAGCACGTTGTAATACTCCACTAACTAATAATTTGCCGTCTTTTAAAGACTCATTTAATGAAGTTTTTTTAAATTTGAATGGTAATACATCAATTAATATTTGTTTCATATTAAGCAGTAGGTTGAGTTCCTGGTGGCTTTTCACCAGCGGTTTGTTTAGCAACTGCAGGCTCGTCAGATGTTACAACATTTGATGGTTGTGTAACAACTTGTTTATTTGGATCAACCAAAGCCTTTGATTTAGCAATTTGATATTGATCTTTAGGTTTCACATCTGCCTTTCCTAAAATTCTGATTTTAAATCCTGGTTTAATAAAGAACTTAGCAACTTTTTGTTTACTTTCTTCGCGACCCGTTATTACAATTACATATCTATCATAATAATAATCAATATTTACTCCTGTAACGTTGATTGTATAATCTGCTTCTGGTTGTTTATATCCCTTACTAGCACGCACAACTATCTTTTTATCCAAAATAGCATCTTGAATTTTTCTTTGTAAATTAGTCTTTAATTGTTCAGTACTATCCTTTAATTTTGAATCAAAATCTGTAAAATCGGTTTGTACATTATACGATTGAACATTTATATCTACATTTGATGTTTTTGGTTTTGTTGCGACTGGATTAGGTTGAGCTGTTGACGCAGCGGTTGCTGGTTCCGCAACTGGTTGACCTTCAACTTCATGTTGTAATTTATAAATTAAACCACCAACGCCTTCTTTACGTATTTTTTTGACAAGTTTAATAGCTTGTTCGGTCATTGGCAATTGACCTTGTTCATGACCTGCTAAACCAGGATCCAATTCAGGATCACCATGTTGTACTAAACCATTTTGATCTCTATAGGTAGATACTGGTTCAATATTTTGAGCAGGTGTTACATAAGCTGGTTCACTATACATTTGATTTTCCAACTTATAATTTTGACTTTTTTTAACTTTCTTAGTAGGTGTAAATCCGGCTTGATGTACAACGCTTGGTCTAGCACCTTTTCTATTAAAAGCAAATGGTGTAGTACCAATATCACCACCCATATGCGCTCCGCCTGTAGCAACGCCCATAGTGCCCGTTGTACTAGCCTCATTCTTCTTTAACTCGGCATCTACCTGATTTTCTATTTTTTCACGATAAATTTGAGCATATTTTTTTACAACTTCTCCAAACGAATCGCTAGACTTTTTAAGATGATTTTTCATTTTGAATCTTATTCAGTTCCTCAATTAATTCATATGCAGTTAAGAGTGATGTCAATTGGTTTTCTTTTACCAATCCATTTATGGTTTTATTTGAAAGTTGTGTAATAGTCTCGTTTAATTTAATCTTAATAATATCATTATTAACAATCTTAGATGAACTTTCTTTCAATATACCAGATACTCTTTTGTATTCAAGATTCACAAATTCAGTAAATTTATTTGTATTTGATACATTTGTGATATATTCTTTCAACAAACGTTTTTGGTCAGGTAGTAAATTACTATACTTTTTGTTGAAGTTTTCAATTAGGAACTTATAAGCAATCAAACGAACTTCAGCAGTTTGAGAACTATACAAATCAAGTGGTTGTGATTCATTCTTTTTTATCTTAGTCAAATTCTCAACAACATATTCTCTTGATTCGATTAATTCTTCCACCCCAAACTTTACCTCATTAACATTTTCATTTTCAAACAATTTATATATTGATGCATACAACTTATAATTTGGAATCTTATTCTTTAGGAACTCATCGATATTATACTTTTCTTTTATTTCTTTTACCAAATTATACTTTTGTTTATTTAATTCACGACTATTAATCTTAGAACGAGTCTGCAAAACAACATCTAAAATACGATCTGCCGATTCTGGATTCCTAGAAGATTGTGATGATATAAAGTTGTATAATTGGAACTCTTTACCCAACTCCTTTGACTCGTTGAAATAATTGAACATTAGATTTTTCGTGAATGTTTCATCACGTCCGGCAAGAATATCAGACGTTATTTGTCGGGTAAGTAATTCAAATAGCACTCCGCTATTTTTAAACTTAGAATGTTTCGCTTTCTTATGCATAAGTTCCAATTAAATATAAATATATGTAAAGATTAAAATTATTCGCTATTTATACTTTTCTTTTATTCTTTTATATTATTTTCGTCCATAAAAGATGGTTTTTTTACAGACTCTTTCAAAACTTCCTTGGTTTCGAAATCTTTTAACAAAACCGACAATGACTCTAGCGACAACGGTGATTTATTTTTATATTTGTGCGTTGGTGATAAATCGCTAACTCTCTTGTTTTCTAAATTACCAAATGGGTCTTCTCCGAATGGGTATTTACTAGCATCCTTTCTACCAGTTTGATCTCTTTTCTTTTCAGTTAATTTTGGAGTTTCACTTCCACCACCAGATGATTCTGGGGGTGTACCACCAGCCTCACTGCCAGACTCAGTTCCTCCAGTTTCGCCACTACCCGCATCTCCACCAGTATCAGTGCCTCCAGATTCTTCTCCCTTTGATTTTAAGAATGCTAAAGCTGGATCATTACCATCTTCTTCAATTTGTTTAAATCTATAAATTCCTTTAGCATCATCGATTAATTGTTTTTGTAAATTAATCATATCTTGCTCAGACATGCTAAATACGTTATCATAAATCCATTTTTTGCTGAACAATTTTTGTTCTTGCATGTCTTTGGCTACTTCTACTTTGCTTTTCCAAACATCAATCTTTTCCTTTTCAAAGATAGTAGATGGGTTTGTTAATTGTAAACTAAAGTCTACCAACGATTCATCTCTATATCCTTGACTATACAAATGAATTACCGCAATCTTGTTCAATTCACTAACAATAATACGTTGTACACGTTGAATTGTTCTAGCAAAACGAATATCTTCAGCCGCCAATGTAGCCTTACCAGATAATGATTCATCATACCCCAAGAATGCCTTTGGAATCTTAAGTGCTGACATCATCTTATTGCGTAGATATTCAATATCATCTGTACCTGTCCATTCTAGTCCAGGCAAATTATCAATACTTGTACCACTATCGCCACCACGAACTGGTAGGAAAAAGTCTTCAACCATGTTTTGAAGGTTAAAACGTAAATTATAGTCACCAGTTTGTTGATCCAAATATGGAGTCTTTTTCATTTGCGCAATAATTCGTTCCATGTGATTATCAACTTCATTTGGAGGAATATTACCAATATCGACTTTAAAAATACGTTTTTCTGGAGCACGCATGATGCGATGAATCAACATTGCATCTTCCATTAAACTCAATTGTTTCCAAACACGGCGAGCACCTTCTAACATACTCTTACCATAAGGTAAGAAGTTACTATCACTCAGTAAACGAAAGTGTGCAATTTGATAGTTCTCAAGATCTTCAATTTTATTACCATATGGAAGATTAACTTGAAACTTAACAAAATTCTTATTTTGTAGATGTGCATTTTCAATACGAGTAACATAATATGAACTAAGTGGTTCAACCATGTATACGCCATATTCTGGACTGATATGTAACCTTAAATAAAAATCGCCATACTTGACCATGCTACGAGTCCAAGACCAAAGATTAAACTCAATATTAAGAATATCATAAAATAAATTGTTTAATATTTGTTTGATATCATCATTCGAAGATTGAACAGAGATAATGTCACCCAATTCATTTTTACTTGTACATTCATCCGAATAAATGTCTAATGCAGATGCGAGAATTGGATCCATATCCATTGTATCATAATCGCGAAATAGTTCTACACGACTACTTTGATAGCTAAGATTAAAGTCACGGGTATATTGATTATATGCGGTAGTTCTAAGACGATTAAAACGATCTCTTAAACTATTACGATCTGTAGCATATTGAATTTCATCAGTGTCAATTACCTTTAATTTCTTACCACCAATATTACGTACAATAACATCATTACTAAAAAGACGTTTTAATCTTGCAAAAAGCGATCTATTCTTTAATTCTTGAAATGATTTATCAGTCATATCTTACCGCCATATATATAAGTATTTATAACAACCAAGTTAAACTTTCTTTTTTACTGTTTATATTAGCATTTGGGTTGAAATCCCACCCTTCTGTAGGAGAACCAAATGGTTTTGTTAATATAGGAGAATTATGAACGCTGGATACTTTACTAATGCCTGCTAACATTTGTCTATTGTAAGCAATCTGATCATTTCTAAGTCTAAGTGCAGTTTCACGTACCCATAATCCTATTCCCATAGACATTACCAAATCATCATTGTAGCCACGTAGTGCTTCTGCTTTTGGTCCATTCCAAATAAAAACATTCAACTCTTCATATAATCGTTTCGATTTAATAATTACTTGTTTTTGTCTAAAAAATAACTCCAAATTACTTACAACTAATGGTCTGTTTTTAGTAGTTGTAGTAAATCCAGCAACCATCTTTTTATCTTGTGCATGTAATTTGTTGCTATATGTTTTTTCCACATCCACAATTGTGAGATCACTTGAACTATAAAACGTATGAGGATAATTTCTGTCAATAATCTGTTGAAGTGTACCCCAACCAACGTTATTGTTTTCTACAACTAATAGTGCATTATTATATTCAGTAGCAATAGTTACTAATAGATTGCCATAATCTTTTGTAGTTAATTGCCCTTTATATTCTGCAACTTGTTCCATAGTATCAACATCTATAACATGAAAAGCGCTGAAATCTGCACCATCGCCTCTAGCACAATCAGCTGTCACTAAATAATTCTTGCTATAATTTGGGTAATCCCATATCCATAAATCTTGATTATTACCTCGCCTTTCTATAGGATCTTTTATGTATGTTTGTTTATAAAATTCCAATACATCAACACTAACTACTTGATTGCCTGATGTACTAAAATCACAATCACATTCTTGCGCAGCACCCTTTACACCTGATAATTCTGTCTGATTATCTCTCCACGATTGATCTCTTTCTGGATGTAAATGCCATGGCAATTTTATTGTTTTGAATCCTTTTTTACCAGACTTTTCGTTTTCTTCCGATTCAATCCATGTTTTATGAAAAAAGTTACCAACGCCGTTCGGTGTACTTAATATAATCGATCTACCACCAGTAGATAAAGTATATTGTGATGATAACCAAATTTCTTCTATACCATCAATAAACGCAGCTTCGTCTATAATTAACAATGATAATGCTGATGAACGACCTGCTGTGCCAGCCGATGAGACAGCTTTAATTTGTGATCCATTCTTTAATCTCAGTGACAATCTATTATCTTCCACACATGGCACTTTTAACCAACTAGGAAGATTATCATTAGCAAATCTTACCTTGGTAACGATTTCCTTTGCGGTTTCCTGTGTTATACTAATACATAAAATATTCTTATCATTATGGAATGTCATTAACCATAAACTATAAGCAGCAGTAAGAGTGCTAATACCCATCTGACGACTTTTAAGAACAATGTTCAATTGATTATCAACAAAGTCTTGTAATGCCTTCTCTTGAAATGGATACAATTCAAATCCAACTGTACCACGTATGGGATGTTGAATCTTTACATACTTCTTTATGAAGTATATAGGATTTTCAATACATTTTTTATATTCTTGCTTTATTATCTCTCTTAAGTTTTGCTGACTCATATTTTGTTTCTAATTCACTAATCTCAGCATCTATATTTTCTAATCTTTTTACTACGGCTGTTAAGTCTAACTCTATATTTTCACGGATTTTTGACATATCTGGCACTCCTTCCCAATGTTCTATAGATCCATCTTCTTCAAGAAATTCAACTGGTTTATTATGATTTTGGTCACACCAGTTTTTAGCCTCTTCAAATTTATTCTTATAATCCAACAATGCTGATTTTATATTCTTGAGTTCACGGATTTTGTTGAATGTATCCCAAATACCCAATTTTTTAAGATGAGTTTCTTCATTTATAAAACATTCATAACATAATCCAGACTTTGGCCATGTTCTATCATCCAAATAACTACCCCATCGAACATCCATATTGCAGTGTTTACAACGTTGTTCCACAACGATTGATGCTCGTTTTGAAACACGGCGTTTACTACCATTTTTCCAAATCCACTTCCGTCCCTGCCCATCCTCCCACTCATCACCTTCTTTGCGTTTACTATTTTCAAGATTAGAATCATAACCAACTTGCACGAATGGACGATTACCATCCACGTAATCTTTAATAATATCGAGATTGCTTTTACCTAATGCTCTTTTCATAACAAATATGTATTTATTTTATTTACCAAAACCACTTTGTAGTCCCCTAATAATGAAACTACCAGTTATTTTAAATGGCTTACTATGAATACTTGGATCTCTTACAACAATGCCTTCATGTTTTTCTAGATCACCAATTTCACTAGTAGCATTCTTGAGAATTTCATCGCCCAACTTGATTGTAGTAATATAAACAATAATATCATTAACTATCTTGTCTATGTCTTGACCCTCAAAATCTCGCGTAATATTTTTACTTGCAGCTGCTTTCTGAAATTGTTCACGGGTAATTAACGGTGTTTGAATAGTCACATTAGTCAACCAATCTTTCAAACTCTTGGTTACTGGTTTTCCTTGAGGATACAATGTAACTTTTTCGCCCAATGGTTTTGAAAGATTTGGACGAGTTTTGAATTTAGTATCAACACTTCCTAATACTTTAAATCCATATTTCTTAGCAACCAAATTCAACTTATTGATATAAGATTGCATTGCGGTTTTATCATAAGAAATTTCAGTAGCTACTCTTGATTTGACACTACCGTCTTTACCAAATGTCTTTGGCTTTATTTCTTTTAAACCATGAATTGCCAAAAAGTTACCAATGTCTTCGTATCCAAGAACGTTTGTTTGTCCTTCAACATATTCAATGTTCAACAAAATGTTTGGATTGTTCAATAACCCAAGAGCTTTCAATTCGTTTTGAGTTGTTGGTATAGCTTCATCAAATATTTGAATGACTCTGGTACCAATTTTAATGAACCCATGTTCTGAACCTGTTTCTTGATTTGGTAAAAATCTAGCACTTAGATCTTGTGGGCGCATTCCCTTAATGTCTAGTGGTTTCGCACTACCACGGTCCATCACAAATTCTCCATTGACTAAACGAATACTAGCATTGACACCATCAATCTTGACACTACCAGTTCCTTTCTCCAACGATGCGATTGACTTTTGAAAAACGTTTATAAATTCTTTTGCAGTAGATGTAAAATCAAATGGATGCTCCATATGACCACCAGCACCACCTTCTTTGAGAACTTCCGACAAAATATTACTTAGCTTTATCATGGTTTAATAAATGTTTTTTCAAATGTAGACACACCCTTCAAATAAGAACGAGCAGTTTCATCAAGCGCGTTATCTGTAAATTGCCAATTCCAAAATAATTGATCAGGCGTTTTAAATCCAAAAAATTCTAGAACATTTTTTTGAATTTCTGCTACATCTTTACCATTCCAATTTTGTCCCACAGCAATAAATCCGGCGTCAATATCTTTTACAATATTTTTTTCTCCTAGAGTTGAATGTCTATTTTCAATCCAAGTTAGTCTTTCTATAAGTTTTTGATAATAACT